GATATTAATTAATAAAAACATGAAAAATTATAACGAATTTGAAAACGAATATCTGCAATTTCCTAATGCGGAACATGATGATATTTTAGATGCGCTTGAAATGGCTGTCGCTGTTGCGAGAAAATCTCGAATAAATATAAGGGCATTATGCTAAAAAAAATATTACATAAAATTCTGCCTAAAACATTTCCGATTGTTTTAAAAATCAATCCTGTTAATTTAATGGGCTCATCTGTTTTTAATAAAATGCAGAGCAATATAAATACAGAAGAATTTCTGGAAAGCTATAAAAAATATGTTTGGATATATGCCTGCGTTTTTGAAAAAGCAAATTCAGTTGCACAGCTGCCGTTTAGAATATATGACATGAAAAGCGACAAAAAGGAAGTTACTGAAGATGAGAGGTTCGGGGTACTGCAAAACCCTAATGATCACATGTCAAGATATGATTTATGGGAGAGCTGGATAAGTTACGTAGAATTAACGGGTGAGTTCTGGGGCGAACTATTAAAAAATAAATCCGGAACAAGGGTAATGGAAATATGGCCGATACGACCGGATTATATGACACCTGTAATTAATGACGAGGGGCGGATAACAGGATATAAATTCGAGAAAAACGGAAAGAAAATTCCATTTGATCTTGAAAAAATAATATACTATAAAACATTTAATCCTACTAATAGCTATAGGGGATTAAGCACATTACAATCTGCCGTCGACAATTTAAACACAGAAAAGGAAACTATACAATACAATTATAAGCAATTGAAAAACGGAGCAAGACCGAGCGGAGTTTTGGAAATGCCGGAAGACGCTACGCTAACAACCACAGAGTTTGAAAGATTAAAAAATCAGTTTAATGAAAATTATGCGGGTTCTGCTAATGCACATAAAATTGTTTTGCTTGAAGGTGGATTAAAATTTAAACCCACACAATTAAGTCCAAAAGATGCAGAGTATTTACAGCAGCGTAAATTAAATCGTGATGAAATATTGGCAATATACGGTGTTCCGCCTGCACAGGTTGGAATATTTGAGTCTGCGATAAAAGCAAACGCAGAGGAACAATCTAAAAATTTTTGGGGCAAAACAATTAAATACACTGCATCAAAAATAGAAGAACATTTGAACAAGCCGGATGTTGGTTTAATATCACGGCTTGGCGGTGATAATGGATATAAAGGGTATTTTGATTTTTCTGGCGTAGAGGCGCTAAAGGAAGATGTTGCTAAAAAAATCGAATCGGGTGTAAAAGCATTTGACAAAGGCGCAGTGCCGCCTAACTATTTTACCAAACTGCTGGGTCTGCCGCCGCTTGCAGAAGATAAGGGCGACCAGACATTTATCAATTTTAATGTTATACCATACGGCAAGATAGAAAATGATAATAAATCAAAATCTATTAAAAATAATAAGGCACAATATACCGAAGAACAGAAAAAAATATTATGGAAAAGATTTGATTTAGAAACAAAAAAATATGAAAACAAATTAAGAAAAGATTATAAAAAATTATATAGCGACCAGGTAAGCGATATAATTAATAATTTAAAAGACAGGGAATTGATAAATAATACGGTCGATGTTAATGATTTGTTTGATAAAAAAGAATGGCGTGAAAAATATGCGAATATGATTGAGGATTATACGTATCAGGTTGTGAATAATGCCGGCGAAATAGCAGAGACAGAAATATTAAGAACAAGAGATATCGGCGATTATGGCAAAAAACAATTTAATATAAATAGCCCTGAAGTTGAGGTTTTTAGACAAAAGCGGATAGATTTTTTTGCAAGAGAGGTAAATGAATCTCTGGCAAAAGAATTAACGGACACAATTCCCTCAATTATAGAGGGCATGGAGGAGAGAATAACTATTGATGCTATTGCATCGGGATTGCGGGAACGGCTAATCAATAAATCAGATTTTAGGGCGGCAAGAATAGCGAGGACAGAAGTTGTTACATTACATAATTTTGGATTACAAACGGCATATCATCAAAACGCAATACAAAAACATATGTGGCTAACACAAAGAGATGATTCCGTAAGAGATGAACATGAAGATTTAGACGGCGTAACTGTTATAATCGGGGAGGATTTTCCTGGTTATACCGACGGTTACGATTTAAGTTTTCCAAGTTCAATAAACGAACGATGCACAACAATACCAGTAATAGGAGATGAATTATGATAAAATCATATTCGATTGTAAAAAGTATTGATCAAAAAAAAGGCATAGTGCGATTTAGGTTTACCGATAAAACACTTGATCGGGATAGTGAAGTAATACTGCCTGGAAGCATGAACCTAAATAATTTCAAAAAAAATCCAGTACATTTGTGGCTGCACGGATATGATGAGCGTGGATTGCTGCCTATTGGCAAAACACCTGTTGATAGTATAGAGCAAACAGAAAATTATATTGATGCGGATGTGCAGTATAGAATTGAAAAAGACAGCAAAGGCAAGCCGCTTGATGAATTTGCATATAATATATTTAAAATGTATGCAGACGGTTATCTTAATACCGTATCGGTGGGATTTTGCGGAACACCAAGCATGAACGAATCAGACAGAATATATACAGATCAGCGTGGCGCAACGTGGACAAAAACAGAATTGTTTGAATGTTCAAGCGTTCCAATTCCTGCAAATCCGAACGCTGCCGCCGACGGTAAAAACCTAATATCGTCAATAACAAATCAAAAAATATATGATTATGGCGGATTAAATGCGTTTATAAAATTAAAGGCAGAAGAAAAAAACAAACAAAATGATTCTGCGGTTGTGCAGACATTAATATTTAACAAAGAAGTATTCAAAGAAGAAGAAGATGTAAGGGAATGGATAAAAGAGCATGATTTTAAAATATCGGATAATCCTGGAATAGATGAAACAGAAGGTACATGGAGAGTAAGGCAACGTGACCCAGAAGATTTTGAAGAAAATAGTTTCCGGACTATAGAGATTACAGATGGTGTTCAGGCTGTTATTGGAAAATTAAAAGATGACAAGTCAATCAAAACAGTTATACCGTTTAAAACATGGCCGTTGGAGCCGGAAGATACTGAATGGGATGCAGCAAAAGAAATAGCGAAAGCGGATATCAAGGATTTAAAAATAATGTCAACATGGTATGACAGTGAGAATGAAGAAATAAAAAGCGCATATAAACTGCCTCATCACAGAGCAAGTGATTATCATACAATATGGCGTGCAGTATCTGCGGCTATGGCTACACTGCTTGGAGCAAGGGGCGGCGTTGATATACCAGACAATGAGCGCAAGGGAGTATACAATCATTTGAAAAAACATTATGATGAGTTTGAAAAGGAGGCGCCTGAATTTAAAACATTAGAGCAGATAAAAAATGAGTCAATCCATAGTATATTAAGCGATACAGACGTAAAAGCTATAAACGAATTAATAGAAAAATTAAATAATATAATTAACATAAATAAAAAAATAAAGGAGGGCGGGAATCAGGAAATAAATTTTTTTGAATTATCGGACGATGAACAAAAAAAACTGATTAGAGAATTTATAAACATAAACAAATAAGGAGATACAATAATGGCAACATTTACAGAGGAGCAGAAAAGCCGCCTAATGAATCAGATCATAGAGGCTTTTGGCGAAAAAAACAAGGAAGAGGATAAAAAAGAAAGCACTGATAAGCTATTAGAAGATAAAATAAATAAAATGATTGCGGATTTTGAAAAAAACGAAAATGCAGAAGACAAGAAAACCCCTAACATTGATGACCCGAAGCTTGAAGTAACATCATCCGACAAGGTAAACAAAAAGCTTGCCAATAAATTATTTGGACTAAGCATTTTACACGCCGCTGCTAAAAAAAGCGAGAATATAAATTTTGACAACGCTTTTAAAAAGTATATCGGCCTTGATGTTGATGATGTAAACAAGGCAATTGGCGACGGTGCAGATATCAGGCAGGTGCTGGGCGATTATAATAACGAACATAAAGCGCTTGACGGCGGAACTGCAACAGGAGCCGAATATATACAGGCGGAACTCGGCAGAGAAGTTTTTGAAAGAGCAAGCAAAAAACAGAGAATTGAGCCTTTGTTCCAGTCAATAGATATGCCTACAAACCCGTGGAAATTCCCTGTGAAATCCGGACAGACGACTATATATCATCTCGATGCAAGTACAATGGGATCGGGTGCGAGCGCTACAGCTATAGGAGATAGCGAGCCTGCGACAGCCAATACAAACATAGAGGCTAAAAAGCTTGGCGGTCTTGTGTATCTTACAGAAGATTTTAACGAAGACAGCTTGATCGCTGCGATACCGTTTTTGCAGGATGATATGATTAGCGCAATGGGTAAGGCAAGGGATTATTGTATTGTACGTGGCGATACTGCTACCGGAGCAGCCACTAACGTAAATAATAATGCCGGATCCCCGACTACTACAGCAGGACAGGCAGATCGTTATCTTGCATTTGACGGACTTATTAAAAAGACATTTACAACAACGTATGGATTGCAGAAAAATGCAGGTGCTACACTTGCGCTTACTCATTATGCACAGACTGCGGCAGCGATGGACGATGATTTTATGGAGCAGGATGGCGTATGGTTGATGGGACACGCTACGTATTGGGCTACGGTTGATCTGTTGACAAAAACCGGAGACTACGGAACAGCCGGAACAATATCAAACGGTAAAATAGCAAGCCTATACGGGTTTCCTGTAGTAAAGGATAACCGTACAATGTTTTTGTCAGATGACGATGGCAAATATGACGATGTAACTGCCGGAGACAATGACCAGAAAAATGCATTGCTTGTAGATAAAACAGCAATTCGTATTTATAATTATCGCAGAGTAATTATAAAAAGCGACATGGACATAAAAACAGATCAGCGGCTGTTTACTATTACCAGTAGATTAGTTCCCGGATATCCCTTCGAGACAAGTACAAGCGTACCTGGTATTGTTTATCTTTTTAATGCAGACTAATAATAATAATGGGGCGGATTAATTCCGCCCCATAAATTAAAGGAGACAATTATGTTAAGAAATGATCTTGCAACTAACGTACCAAGACCCTCAAGCATGGATGCGGAACAGTGGATATCACAGCAGCAGGGCTGGGCGAAAGTCGTTAACAAATCGGGCGGCAATCTTGCCAAGGGCGATGTTGTTATACCGGATACTACAGCCATTACGGTTGTTGCTGCCGCAGTTGCAAGCGGAGCGCAGACCGTAGCCGATACTCTTGCGACGGAAAATGGTTTTTTCCGGCTTGTAGTTACAAATAGCGTTGCTGCTGTAGATGCAGAGGATATAACCGTTACCGGCACAGATGATAACGGTAACAGTATAAGCGAGGATATCACTTGTACTACAGATGCAAACGGCGAATGGATAAGCGATAATTTTTATTCGACGGTAACTGCAGTAAATTATAATAGTTTGAACGACACAAACGCAACTGCAAAATTGGCTGTTACTGCTATTGCTGTAAGTGCAGTAAAAAAACCCGCTGCAACGTCAGACCTTACCACTGTATGTGGTATAATGGTACAGGATGTTGATGGTGCGGAAACTATTGCAGACGAAGCTTACGCATATATGGCAACACGAGGAATTGTTGATGCTAAACTCGATAGAGCAGATCAAAACCCTGGTGCCATACTTGCCACATCAGGCAGCAATGCAGGTCAGCTTGCTGCTCCGAGTTCTGCGGCAGTTGGCGGAGTTGTCGCAAAGCTTGTAGATCAAAACAAAGCCGAAGAGGGCGGATCACAACTGTTACGAGTACAATTAATATTGGCATAAATTAAGAGGCGGGGCTTACCCGCCTCCCCCTTTTTACATAGGAGTTTACTATGAAATATAAATGCATAGCGATTATAAACGGAACCAATGAGATAAAAATTGGTGATATAATAACAAAAGAAGATGGGGACATACAAAAATGGGCTATAGAGCAGCGGCCGAAATGTTTTGAGCCTATTTTAAATACTGTTCCGGAAGAAAAAGAAGATAAGGAAGAAAAACCAAAAAAAAGAGGCAGGAGAAAAAGCTAAATGGCACAAAACCTTGTTTCTCTTGGGTCTGTAAAGTCGTATCTAAATATATCAGACAACACGGAACATGATGGGTTTTTAAAAAGGTTAATTAATGTTGTAAGTGATTTTATCCAGCTTAATTATATAGGCAGGGAATTAACGGCAAAAGAGCGGACAGAATATTA